GACCCGACCTAGCTCGGACCCCGACCCCCGACCCGACCTCGAGCGACCTCGAGCATCCCGACCACCAACCCCGACCAGTCCGACCCCGACCACAGGCATGGGACCGCGGTCACGGACCCCGACCCCGACTGCCCAGTTCGCAAACCGTGGTCCAGGAGCTCCCGACCGTGGACCCCGTCAAACAGATATAGGTTCGGGGACAAGAGGGGGCTAATAAGGAAGAAACTTACGCCGCCAGATTTGGCATACGCAAAATTCCAAGCGACTTGAGAAGAGGAGATATTAACGCGAGATGTTTTAGTAGTCTTGAGTTCCAGCCAGAACGGAACACCCTCCGCACATATATGAACGTCGGGAACGCCGGCACCTACGCGGTTTTCAATCCGTGTGGTGTTCCAATGCGGGGGTAGCTTCCCCTTCAGTTTCTTCCACAGGCTCGCTTCCGGTTTCAGCGTTGCCATCAATCACCTTAAAGTCTGCATCGACAAAAGCACTGGGGTGGTTCTTTCGTATCTCCGAAAGGCGCGTTTCGATCTCCTCGCGACTCATGTTTTCAATCGCGTGGAAGTGGTTTGTCTCACGCCTGTCCACCGTGAGTCCGCCAAGAGCGGATCGTGTCTTCTCGGCATTTATCGCCGCCGAAAACTGTCCCTGATCTTCGGCGCCAAGCGAAAGCTCGCGCAGCCGCTTGAGTTGACCCATCAAGGTCACGCCGTATTTTCGCTCGCGTTCCTCGCGTAACTCCTCGATGAACTCCGCGACATGCGGAAAGTAAGTCTGGCTCAAAAGTTTATACGCTTGGATGCGAGCGTACTTTTGGGAGTATCCAGCCATCCTCGCGCACTCCGCATTTGAGTGCAGTCCGTCCACATAGTGCCGCGCAAACGTCTTCTGACGATTGGTGATCTTGCGGCCATATGCCTCTTCAATCTCTTCCGCTTTAGTGTCAACACGTCGTTTCATGAGTTGCCCCTATATAGAAGGTATTTCAAAATACGCTCAATTTTGAAAATTGGCAAATTCCTGATTCGGCCAGAAAAGTGTAACGTAGCGTACCAAATTGTAACGGGGTGTAACGGCCAGTGTAACGAGGTGATATTATAAATTTCAACGACTTACAGTACGTTTTCGGACACTTGTTACACTTTTACACTCTTTTTCGTCCATTTTTTATTTTTCAAAACCTTTTTTTTGAAATGGCTGTATATACGTGACGAGTGTACAAAGGGCTTGCACCCCATGGAAAATCGTGCGACACTCCCCCTTCATCAGAAAGGAGAAAGTGGTGACCAAAAAACCGACACCCAAACCAAAGACCCTTCAGTGGGGTTACGACAGGCCTGTCACGGCGGAAGAGTGGATTCTTTTGGCCGATGACCTGGTGAGCGATTCTTTTGACACCATGCAACAACTCGATGGCGACTGCTATATGTCGGACTACCACAAGATCATGGAATTTGCACGACGGCTCGTCAACGCCGCCAGTGCAATCAGGGGGGAGATGTCCCAATGAAGTATTGCGTGGCAACTTGCCATCAAGGCACGGATCTAGGCGTCTTCCTCGCTGGTCCGGGGGACGAACAGCTATCTTTGGAGAAAGCCAAGGATTTGGCGAACAGTCACGGGCGTGGTCATTACGTGTTCGACTGCACCGTGGACGAGTACTGGGCGCAAGAGGACGAGGAGAACACACATGCCTAACTGGACCGCGAACACCGTTGAGATAACGGGAACCCCAAAAGACATCCTCAAATTCAAAAAGCACATGGGGGAGGGTTTCTCTTTTGAGAAGATCATTCCACCGCCGGCGGATATGTTCCACGGTAATCTCGGCGAGAAGGAACGTAAGGAGTGCGCCGACAAGGGCATTCCCAACTGGTATGATTGGCAACGCGAGAATTGGGACACCAAGTGGGACGCTTGCCACGTTGAAGTCGAAGAGCAAGAGTACGCAAGTTGCGTCATGCTCACCTATAAATTCGACACCGCGTGGTCACCACCCGAGAAGGTCATCGCAAAACTTCAACAGGACTGGCCAGAGTTTGAAATCACCGGCGGATATGTAGGAGAGGGCTATGAGTTCTGCGGATCCTTTTAATCGCCCCCTGTCTAACGCCCTCAAAATGTGGGACACAGTCCCCGCAGCAATGGCAGAAAAACTCGTTCCATGTCCCGTGTGTCACGGCAACGGCTACGTCCTCGTTGCGGACGTAGCCGCCGACTGCGAGCATTGCAACAATCAGGGCGAGGTCACTTCGGATCGGACGGTCACAAATGGCGATTGAATTCGACACCACCGTCAGGCATGGCATGCCCGTGACGGTATGCTATGAGATTGGAAGCGCATCGCCTTCGGTTGGCGAGCCGTATTTGTGGATCACGGACCTCTGGCTGGAGGTCCGTGGCAAGCGAGCCAAGTGGCTTGAAAGGAAATTAAATGAGCGCCAATGGGGTGGGCTTCATGAGGAAGCTCTGGAAAATCATTACCAATCCTAAACACTGGGAGTCGAGAATGGGCTGGGAATTTTTTGCACTAATCTTCATCGGCAGTGTGATTGCCGGCTTGGGAGCTTTGTGATGATCGTCCTGGAAGCCGTTGCTCTGTACACCATCGGCACTCTTGCCGGCGCCCTGATTGTCGGCGTCATCATGGGTGTCTTGTGAAATACCGATTACCAATTAAGAAAGACGGCGGGGTTCCGGTGATCGCCGTCATTTCTTTGGGGGAACCCGACGAACCGGTCATCCACGACACGGTTCCACAAACACCGGAAGAGGAAGAATGGCTGCGACAATGAAAGGAGAACTCGATGACCAGAATCTTTAATCACAGGATCAAGCGTATAATCGACCATCGCACCTACAACACGGAGACCGCGATGGAGATTGCGGGGTCCGCCGACAGGGCGCTTTTCAAAACGAGGAAACGTGGCGACTACTTTGTCGCCTACTGCTCGCGTTATTCTCGGTTTAAGGCTAACGGAGACCCCTATTCCTTTCAACGCCGTGATCTGCGTCCTGTGACCCTTGAGCAAGCGAAGTCATGGCTGCGGGAACACTCCGAGGAGTGTGAGTTGTTATCACACGATGACCTGTCCGAGTATCGCGGGACTTTACGGATGACCTCCGATCTGAAAATCAAGATCGACGCGCTCGCAAAACGCCGAGGCCAGTCGGTGAACGCATGGATCGTTCGCTGGCTCGAGACTGGGGTAAGCGTCGAAGAGGAAGGCACTCAACATCTTGCGGCGGTAAAACAACGCTTTAATGAATACCGCTCGCGCAGTCAGACTAGAATCAGGGAGATGGAGGAGGAATTGAAAGGGTTGAAGGAGAACTCGCTGAGCGACGAACCCGCCCCTGACCGATTTGTGGAGGAATAAATGGTCGCGCAAATAAAACGGTTTTATCTGCTGCTATTGCTCTGGATCGGAAAAGAGCAGCCGACCAAGGCGCTCGCAGCCCCCAAGCCCGAGAGAGAACCAGATCTCTACAGCTTCAAGGCCAACATCCTCGATTATCTGGACGACCAGTTCAGAGTTTTGAAGCGAATGAAGAAACACGACCGCGAGGCATACGACCTCTACAAGAAGGTCGGTGCCTTCGTCATGGCCGATATGTGGAGTTTTGAGAACGCCTGGGATTTCGAGGAGTATCGTCACATGCGCGGATGGTGGAAAACGCACCGCCCGTCCTTCGCGGCGTTTTATACAGGCTATCGCTACAGAGCAAACGATGACGACGATAAAATATTTCCCAGCCTCATCTACTTCCAGAAATACGACAAGAAGAGAGCGCCGCAGGAGATCCAACGGGTGCAGGGCGGTGGCGACATCTACACCATGGCTTTTTTCTGGGAGGACAAGAACAAAACCGCCATGGTGGGCGAGTATGCCCTGCACGTCTCAGAAGACGGCGACATAAAATGCCTGAAGACGCTGACGAACGTACCCGTCCGCGTGCGATCCAAGCGAAGAAGCAGCTGGGGATCGAAAGGCCGAACCTTCAATGTGCCAAACCGGAAATGGAGTATCCATCCGTTTTTCAAGGATTGGGCGAAGGAACGTGGCATGGAGGTCGAAGTCCTCCTCATCGGCAGTTTCATCACGGCGGTGAACGCCTTCTCCCGGCAGCACGAAGAAATGACCAAGGTCCATGTGACCAAGGACGGCTTGGTTGCCGTGTTTTCTATCTCGATCCTTCGAACACCTTACTTCTTCAAGGACAGGGAGGTCTACAAGACACCGAGCGGCCAGCGTAAACCCATCTTTCACATTGTCCGCGCCCACAAGAGAGACCTCCAGACAGGTGGCGAGACTTATGTAAGGACGCACTTCAGGGGACATCGCAAGTTCATCTGGAATGGTTACAGCATCAACATCACGGTGCCGGGATGGCATCATCAGGACTTGTCGACGCTGGATGTCAAATCGCATTCGGTAGCCGACGACGAGGATCACACGGGATACATAGATATGAAGGAAATCGGAGACTGGTACACCGGTATCGAGAATGAAGAAGGCCGAAGGGTGGGGGGGACAAGTGCATGACATCAGAGCGACAACTGGACGACCTGGAACTATGCTTCTGGCGCATTGACCGGTGCCTCGAGGCAGCGGCCAGGGCGCACGACCCTGACATCCGGGATCTCTGGATGCAACACGCGGCATCGATCCGCGCAAACTACGATAGAGGAAAGAACAGATGTTTGGATGGTTAAAGAAACGAAAGAAACCCAAAGCTGGGACGCTGTCGAAGGAACTTGAACCAGGCCTTAACGCTTTGTTTGCTAATGACTCAAAACCCTCAGAGCCAACCGGCAATTACCACAAAAAATCCGTCGCCCTCAATGACGGTCTTTCTGTTGCAAGAGACACTCTCGAACGCGTTCCGAAGTGGACGCATCCGGGCAAATCCGGCAAGCGTATTCTCTGCCCGGAGCCGGATTGCAATGGCATCACCCACGTTTATAATTTCAGGTGGTCGGCCCTGGTCTGCACCCATTGCGGCGAGGCCAACGACAAGTACGACTGGTACTTGGCGCCCGCTGACCACCGCATTGATGCTCGGGATCATGCCTTTGTGAAGCGAGACACACCATGAAAAAAGCCGGCGCCATTTACGACGTGTCCCCCAGAACCCGGCGCCGCGGACGACCGCGCCCGTTCAATCACCGGAAGACCCCAGGGCCGAGGTCGGCGTTCCGTGGTTCGCGAAAGCGGCGGCGCGGTCAGGGGTGATCCGATTTAGCGGACATCTCCTTAAAGTTCAACGAGTTAGGAGGAGTTGGTCCCTTTAGGCGCACTTAATGCGGCGTTTCGTCTTCCACGTCGAAGCCGTCGAGAACATTATCGAACGAAACGTCATCGTCGCCGGCCATGATTCCGAAGGTCGTCGTCAACAGCTTCGACAGAAGATGGATGGTCGGCATCATGCCGATCTCTGCGGACCCCCGCTCGAGGGCCACCCTGAACAGGACGACGGTCTGAGCCGCCCCCGACATATCTTCAGCCGCCGACTCCGCGAGGGCGTGGGCTTCCTTGTAGAAATAATCCATTACAAGGCCCGTTTGATCTGCGAGTACATGGACAGGACTTCCTTGTCGAGGGGACTTTTTCTCGTCACGTCTACGAGGAAGGCAATTTGCTGGGACGGCGACCGGTGATTCTGTTCGGCCATGGCCCAGAGGGCCTTCCAGGTATCGAACGGAACGGCGACGGACTTGAATTTCCTAGCTCTGGACTTGGTTCTGGGCATCAATTATCTCCTTGGTCAGGGTGTATTTGTAAGCCTCGCGTCCGCTTCGATTGCGGTGTTTCTCGTCGGTACGATGAACAAATCCGTTACGTCGAAGCTCGGACATTCTTCGACTGACGGCGACGTAATCAATGGAGGTGGCGTCGGCTATTTCCTGGGCTGACCACAAGCCACCATTACGCATCACGTTCATGATCAGGTGATGATGCCGTTGCGCGGTGCCGATCATTGACTCAGCCGCCGCGTGACTGGTGTCAACATCATCTCGGCGGGCCGCTAGCTCCGGATCGAACAGGTCGTCTGGTACTTTAACATCCGGCATCAATTCTCTCCTTGGTTTCTAACTATTAG